GAGGAAAGAAAAGGTCAGTACACTTGCTCGTTTGCGTATCAATCACAGCCCTATCATGGGGCAAACAGAAGTAAAAGGTAAGATGGTCAACATGGAAGTTGTCTCTGGTGGTACATACAAATTAGAGATTCCTGATGGCGAGACTTACTATGCTTCATCAATTAAGATGCGTCCTTTTTTACAGCGTTTCATGTACAAGCGTTTTGTACGTGGCATGGGGGATGCACCTAATCGCTACATTAAAACACTAATGAATGATGACTTGAATGTAGACCTCAAGGATAATGATGGTGGTTTTAATTGTGGCAAACCTGCTGGTTATATCAAAGACTTCAAGGCACTGCCAGAGAAGACACAAGAGTTAATCAGGCAGATAAAACGTGTTCGTGTTGTACTTGGCACTGTAGAACTTAACGAAGCTATAACATCTAATGGAGATAATGCCGATATTAAGTCTATGCCATTTATTTGGGAGATTGACAACCGTGACGCATTTAAAACTGTAGGAGAGAGTTTTACTTCACTTGCAAAAATGCAACGGCTTCCCGTGCAACACATCATTACGGCTAACACTCAGGAAAGAAAGTTACCTAACGGTAATGCCTTTTACCTTCCTGTAGTGTCGCTTGATGTTTCAAAGACAATCAATATCACAGACAAAGACCACGCAATGTTTGCTGACTTTATGTCTTGGATAGATAACTATAACTCATACATTGCTGATGCATGGGCTAAGAAAGCTAAAGCTAACATGGATGAAGATGATGTTGATGTTGTAGATAGTTTGGTTGATATTGAAATAGAGGAAGACGAGGTAGCGTAATGAACCATCCTGCTGAACTTGCATTGCATCAATACATGGAAGATGCAGTATCAGGCAAAACAACAATGTCTGATACAACCATTGACCAAGTAGCAAGCGACATTAAAGATGCGTTAAGTCGGCAGTTTGGTACACAACAAAATGGTGGTGGGTTTACTTTGAGAATGTCAAACATAGGTAGACCCACCTGCCAACTCTGGTATGATAAGAATAAACCAGAGGTAGCTTTACCAAAGCCTACAACATTTGTAATGAACATGATGATTGGAGACATTGTTGAGGCTGTCTTCAAAGGATTACTGAAAGAAGCGGGAGTAAAATATGAAGACAGTAAAAAAGTTACTCTTAATCTCAGTAATACTAACGTGTCTGGCACATATGATATTGTCATTCGGGATGCAGTTGATGATATTAAATCAGCTTCAAACTGGTCATACGGAAATAAGTTTGAGTCCTTCAACACTCTGGCAAGCAACGATGCGTTTGGATATGTTGCACAACTAGCAGGTTACGCAAAAGCATCGGATAAAAAAGCTGGCGGCTGGTGGGTTGTAAACAAAGCTAATGGTCAATTTAAATATGTACCAGCAAGTGGTATTGATATTGATAAAGAGATAGATAAAGTAGAACAGACTGTAAAAACACTAGACGCAAACAAGTTTGAGCGTTGCTTTGAAGCAGAGGATGAAACATTCCGGGGTAAATTTACAGGCAATAAAGTTTTGTGTAAGACTTGTTCGTTCTGCTCTTATCGCAAAGATTGCTGGCCTAATTTGGTACAGCGTCAAGCGGTATTGTCAAAAGCAATAACGCCAAAACTAGTAGACTATGTTGAACTAACAGAGGAGTATAAAAATGCAGGATGAATTACAAGAATTGTTAGACCAGATTAAAGAAGCCGAAACACATCTTGTAGAACTACGTAAAGAGTATCGTGAGAAGCGCACTGCTGGTCTAAGAGCAGCAATTGAAGCACGTAACGAAGCAGACGCTATGATACGTGAGGAGATGAAGGCTATGGGTTACAGTGGCCTTACGTGGAGAAATCTGCGGTAATGCCACCAAACTTTAAAAAGTTTAGGGCTGCACGTAAGTATGGGTACAGGTCAGGCTTAGAATTTAAACTATCTGATTATTTAAAAGAACTAAAGATTGACTTTGGTTATGAATGTATTAAGATAGAATGGGAAGACTTAGCCTACCGTACCTATACACCTGACTTTATTCTTTTCAATGGACTAATAATTGAAACAAAGGGAATGTTTACAGCAGCAGATAGACGTAAGCATCTTGCTATCAAAAAGCAACACCCTAGTCTCGATATAAGATTTGTATTTGAAAATAGTAGACGTAAGTTAAGAAAGGGTGCAAAGTCTAGCTATGCTGAGTGGTGTATAAGATATGGTTTCAGATATTATGACCGTATCATACCTGAAGAATGGCTAAAAGAAAAAGGAAAAAATAAACATCCTAAGTTTATAAAGTTTACTGGTAGTAAAGTGAGAAGGAGTTAGTCATGAAACAAGAGAGTATAGACAGAGAAGATTTTATGTTACGGATAAGACCCACTGTAGATAGTGATGGTTCTTGGAACGGTGAGATTGATGTTGCAATAATAAGTCAACCTGACAATACATTATCTGATGAAGATTATTTTCAAGTTATGCACTTTTGTAAAATGATAGCTTCAACCATACCTGTTATGGAGATGTATGAGGATTTTCGTAATCTAGTTCATAAATTTGTAGAAGAAAGGGTTGACAGACACTACGATGTTGAGTTAGAAAATAAACCTACTATTACTCAAGAGGAAGGTAATGTAGTTAGAATAAACTTTGACTCAAAAACGAAAGGAAATGCATAGTGACCAGTTATAAAAACATCATGGAAAAGATTGAAAAAGCAGAACGGATAGGCAAAGAGGTATACGGTAAGGTAGATATGGTAAATGACCCACCACATTATAATGGTGGTTCTATCGAGTGTATTGATGCTATTCAAGCGGCTCTTACACCTGTAGAGTTTAGAGGTTACTGCAAAGGTAACAATCTAAAATACACATGGAGAGAAAACTACAAGGGTAAAAATCAAGACTTGCGTAAAGCAGCGTGGTATCTTGACAAACTTTTAGGAAGCATAGACAATGATAAGAGTTAAGATATTTCTTACATTAGATGTTGACCCTGAAGAATATCCTGTACCTGCTGACGAAAATGTTGCAGAGGAACTAGAAGAAAGTATACAGGAATATCTTTATGATGTAGAAGGAATAAAAATTCGTAATATAAAAACAATGCAGGAGTAAAAAATGATAAGCAACTATTTACCTACAGACTATCAAAACTTTATCGCTCTGTCTCGCTATGCAAGATGGAAAGAAGATGAGCAAAGGCGTGAGACATGGCCTGAAACAGTGTCACGTTATTTTGATTACATGACTGTTCATCTAAAGAAGAAACACAAGTACACCCTTGCTGATGAGTTACGTGCAGAATTAGAAACTGCCGTTCTTGACCAGCATATTATGCCAAGCATGAGAGCCTTAATGACATCTGGTCCTGCCCTTGACCGTTGTCATGTGGGTGGATACAATTGTTCATACGTGCCTGTGGATAGCCCACGTGCGTTTGATGAAGCAATGTACATACTCATGTGTGGCACAGGTGTAGGCTTCTCTGTTGAACGTCACAACATTGAGAAGCTACCAATCGTCAACGAAGATATGCATCACACAGATACTATCATTAAGGTTGGCGATTCACGTCCGGGCTGGGCCAAGTCACTACGGGAACTTATTGCTATGCTGTACGCTGGTCAGATTCCTAAGTGGGATGTATCAGAGGTACGCCCCGCAGGTGCAAGGCTCAAGACATTTGGTGGTAGAGCCAGTGGCCCAGCCCCTCTTGAAGACTTGTTTCACTTTATTATCAACAAGTTTAAAGGTGCGACAGGACGTAGGTTATATCCTATTGAATGTCACGACATTATGTGTAAGATTGGTGAAGTTGTAGTTGTAGGTGGAGTAAGACGTAGCGCACTTATTAGCCTATCCAATCTTAATGATGACCAAATGCGCCACGCTAAATCTGGTGTATGGTGGGATGAACCAGAGAAAAACATTAAACGGGATGGTCAACGGGCTTTGGCTAATAACTCTGTAGCGTATAAAGAGAAGCCAGAGATGGGTACATTTATGCGTGAATGGCTTTCCCTGTACGAATCACATTCTGGTGAGCGTGGCATCTTTAATCGTCAGTCAGCAAAGACACAGGCGGCAAAGAATGGACGCAGGGATGCTGAACAGGACTTTGGTACTAACCCTTGTTCTGAGATTATCCTACGCCCCAATCAGTTCTGCAATCTCTCTGAAGTTGTAGTACGTGCTGGTGATTCAACAGAAACGCTTAAAGAAAAAGTGCGATTAGCAACTATCTTGGGTACGTTCCAATCAACACTAACTAACTTCAAGTACCTTCGTTCTGTCTGGAAAAAGAATACAGAGGAAGAAAGATTGCTTGGCGTGTCTCTGACAGGTATCATGGATAATGAACTGACATCAGGAAAGTCAGCTAAGTTAGGCAAGAACATTGGTCAGATGCTTGAAAATCTACGTGACACAGCGGTTGAAACAAACAAATCTATCGCAAAGCAATTAAGTATTCCTGTGTCTGCTGCAATCACTTGTGTAAAGCCATCAGGCACTGTGTCACAGCTTGTAGACAGCGCAAGTGGTATTCACTCAAGGCATAGCCAGTATTATATCAGAACTGTACGTGGTGATAACAAAGACCCACTTACAGAGTTTATGAAGGCTCAAGGTATTCCCAACGAACCAGATGTAGGCAAGCCAGAAAGTACAACCGTGTTTAGTTTTCCTGTTAGCGCACCACTTAATGCTATTACACGGGATGATATGACAGCAATTGAACAGCTTGAGTTGTGGCTTATGTACCAGCGTTACTGGTGTGAACACAAACCATCCGTAACAATTAATGTCAAGCCTAACGAATGGATGGAAGTAGGTGCATGGGTGTATGATAACTTTGATGAAGTGTCAGGTGTCAGTTTCTTGCCCTATGATGGTGGCACGTATGCACAAGCCCCGTATCAACAGATTGATGCTGACAAGTATAAAGAGACAAAAGCAATGATGCCAAAAGCTATTGATTGGACTTTGCTTTCAGAGTTTGAAAAGGAAGACACTACATCAGGTGGGCGTGAGTTAGCTTGCACTGCAGGAGTTTGTGAAGTAGTTGACTTAACTGCTGCATAATGATAGAATGTAGTGGATTGGATTTGTTATGGTGGCAGTGGTGGTTACTTATAATGATTACAACAAACACCGTGCTTAACTTAGTTGTGTTCTTTAAACACAGATTTAGAAAGGAGAAGATATGAAACAAGAAATGATAGATGTTTTACGTGAACATGCAAAGGCTAACATAAATTTACACAAGGCAAATATAAATGTGTATTTAAAAAATCCATCAGGTATAGGTGAACACTCTGATATTATGGAAGCTATGCAAGCAGAGTTAGATAAGATGGCTATGCATGAAGATAGACTAGAGATATTAGATACATATTTTGATGGGTATGAAGTTTAAAAGGAAGGAGATGATGTTTAATATGTTTAGTAATACAAAGATAAAGTTAGAAAACTACACTAAAAAAGAACCTGTTTTTCAGGATGGAGAATACTGGTATGTGCAACCGGGAGATGGCAATAGACGTAGAGTTGCGTCACATGCAAAAAAGAATACAACCAGAATGTTTGTTAACGGTAAGTATATTCCTAAGACGCATCCATTACACAAACCCGGCAGATACAAGTCATTAGATGACGCTTGGTCACACAACAAGATTGAGTCTGTTAATGAGGGTGAGGTTTACGCTATAGGAAATAAAGCGTGGCCTGAGTGGATAAAGATTGGTAAAGCTGTTGATGCTGAAGACAGATTAAACGGCTATCAAACATCCTCTCCCTTCCGTGATTACTTTATTATAACTAAAGTAGGTACAAAGAACAGGCACGATGCAGAGCGTAAAATGCATAGGCTGTTTGAAGAAAAAGCAGAAGAACGGAGTAACGAATGGTTCAAGATTTCCCAATCAAAACTCATGGAGTTGTTTGATGGATTTAGAGCAGCAAGCTAAACAGTGGATAAAAGAGAAATATAAAGACATGGAGATGAATGAATATCAACGTAAGTCAATTGAGTTTGCCATCTATCCAGCCACGCACAGGATACTTTATCCTGCGCTTGGTTTGGCTGGTGAAGCAGGTGAGGTTGCTAACAAGGTAAAGAAGTTTATCAGGGATGGTGCTGACAAGGAAGCATTTGAAGTAAAAAAACTTGAAATAGCAGCGGAGATTGGTGATGTTCTATGGTACTGCGCTAATCTGGCAAATGACTTGGGTATCAATCTTTCTGATATTGCTAGTGAGAATTACTCTAAACTGTCAGGACGAAGTAAGCGAGGCACACTTGGGGGTGATGGAGATAATAGGTAGGATACTTATGTATCTTATATTAGGTGTTGTAGCTATGTGGTTAGGTTACGTAATTAGCATGGCTGTCATTAACACTGTGTGTGATTGCATACGTACAGGGCCAGAAGACATTATAGATTGGATAAAAAAAGAGGGGGCTTAATTGCCCCCTTGTTTATTTAAACTTTTTCTTTCGTCTTTTCTTTTTCTCTGCTTGAGATAAAGCATATTCAAATGCACCATCATCTTCTATTGTTCTGCCGTTGTTTTCTATTTTATACACCTCTTCTATACGCAATCTCTCAGAAGAACCAACCGTGTTATAATATATAGTTTTGAATCTACGCTGTCTTTCTTTATCAGTCATTCCACTATTCATACGGTCTGGGTCAAGAACAAGTTTACGTGCTTTTGTTCTAAAACCATTTATTTGTTGTCTTAAATATTCTCTCTTTAATTTATCTGTTGGTATAGACTTATATTCCTTGCTTGCTAAATAACTAGCAATTTGTCTTTCCATGTACTTACCCATTAATCCTTTTGCCTCATTAGACAATGGTTTACCTAACTGTATATTACGTGGTGCAAGTTCGTAGTAATCAAAACCTAATCTGTCTAGTTCACGTTCTGCAAATGTTTTCTGTGGCTTATAAGTTAAACCAGTAAGCTGTTTAACAAATGGATTAATATATCGCATACCACCAGAACGTGTTGGACTTTGTGCTATTGCGTCTCGCTGTGGGCCAATGCCTGTCATACCAAAGAAACCATCTGCACCGGGGTCAACTGTCTGTGGAAAAGAACGTGTAGCTTGTTTTAGCATATAGGGTAAAAACTCTACATCAGTGTTGTCAGGAACTTTACGGAAGTCTGGGTCAACAGTAGCCGCTAAATCTTTTAGCACACCTGCGCCTACTGTAAATGAATTTAAATAACCGCCAGCAAATCTGAATACATTTTCTAAAAGAATTTCTGCTTTTTTACCCTCTTGAAAACCGTTAATCATTACATCTGCTATACCATCAATTAAATCAAGTTGTGTTCCTGCTCGTCCTTGTCCACCTGTAATAGCGGAATAGAACTCACGAACACTGTAGGGTAATGTACTAGCGACTTTATCATTGCCGTGTATACTAGGAAATAATCTATACAAATAATCTGCCGTCATTGCATAGGCAGCAAATGGTCCTAGAGATGCTTTCATATCAAACAACTCATTGCTAGTAGGGTCTTTATATTCGTATGGACCTGTAGTCTCATCTCCAAACTGAGAACGAATAGCAAAAAACGTGCCTAACATTGTAAGACCAGTAAGCTGTTTACCTGCACGGTCTGCATAATCAGATTTATTTAGTATGCCTCCAAGGTCAAATGAACCAAGCACAGGCACATGTTCATACATAAAACGAAACTGATTTATCATGTAACGAGGAAAGGGAACTACAGTAGAACCTGCTGTGCTTTGACCAAATTTAATAAAGCCATCTGCAAAAGTATTAAAAAATCCCTCTTTTCCTTGAAACTTGCCTGTCTGATAGGTAAAGTCTAATGCTTTTTCCATTGCATCTGCTATAGTTTCACTTGGAATACTATCAAACTGACCCTCTTTTAATACACTCATAAGATTTCGTTCTGGATTTTGTCTACGAATAGCTTGGTCTAATTCACGAGAAAATATAGCACGTTTAAACATATTATCAGACATGGTATTTAATACGTTTAACTTACGAGCAAACCCTATTAATCCTCTTTCTGCGCCTGTTTGTTCTCCTACATCTGCCATGTCTCTGAATAATTGTTGTGCCATAGGAGCATTTCCTAACAGGTCATCTTTAAACAATCTTTCTAAGGCTACTGTTTCTGTGCTACCTATACCGAATACTAAATCTTTTAATCTAGCAGACTGACCAGCAGTTCTTAATTGTGCATTACCTGCTCTAACTGCACGTTGTGCTTCTTCTATAATATCTGCCTCTGTAATATCTAGCTTACCACCTTTTTCTAATCTTTTACGTGCTGCTGCTGTTGAGCCGCCAATATATTTGTTATACAAACCAGCACCTGCATTATCTAAAGCATACACAAAGTTACGCATAAAACCATTTGAAGTGTTTCTAACTGTAGTAGCAAGTTGTACAGTCATTAAGCCAACACGTGCTTTAGTAATGTGTTGCATTACAGTTGCCTTACCCTGTAATTTTAACCCTGTTCTTTCCTCTAAATCTTTCAAGGCTTTCAAACGTGCCTTGTTAGAAAAATTACCCATAGACATTAGTTCATCGTCAAGCAAATTCATAGCAGCTTTTATTTGCTTTCTTGATTGAGAACGATTTAAAGGTTTTCCAACTGACCCTAGTAAACGACCAGCTTCAGATAATTTTTCTGCAACCACAGCACCTATATCATCAATTCCTATAGCACCAAGTTGGTCAATAGAAACGTGATGTTGCTTTAGTATACTTTGAAGTTCATCCTCTGGTATTATACCCTCACGAATACCTCTAGCAATACGGGATGTTACACGCTCTGTTCCTTTTATATCGAGAGGTGGTATTTTTTCATGGACTCTAGCTGCAGCAGCAGCAATGTTTTGAATTAACTTATCATTAATTTCACCACGTAAACGAAGCTGCTCATCTGTCATGCCTTCTTTTATAACATTACCCCTCTGTAATTCTTCAGGTATTGTTTCTGACAAGGATAACTTTTTTTCTAGTTCCTTTGCTAGGCCACCAGTTTTTTGACTTTTAAATACCTCTTGAGAAGTTTTGTTTGCTTGCTCGATTATTTCTGATTCTCTTTTAGTAGTGGTATTTACAATTTCTTGTGCGGCTTTACTTGAGTTGTACTTCAATAAGTTAGAACCCGCACCAATAGCACCAGATGCAACGAAACCAAGCGTAGCAGCAGCACCTACTTGTGTTAAATCTATTTCTTCTTTTATACCTGTTTCTACACGAGTCTCTTCTTGTGCAGCCACAGTGCCAGCGGCAACTGCTGCATCAACAGAGCCAGCTATACCTGCACCCTTAATTGCTTGACGTATGCCTAGCTTTATACCTTGATTAGCAGCTATAGCACCCGCTTTACCCGCCCCAAAAGAAAAAATGCCAGCATACGTAGAAGGAGCAGTAAAAACACCCTCTAAGTAATCGCCAGCAGCTTTTAATCCTAAATCACTATCCATGCGGTCATAGGTATCCATCAGTCTACCTAGTCTTGCACGTTGTTCATTATCTGCCTCTTGTGCATATGTCATGTCACGCAGAGCAGTTACTTCATTTACATTTTGAAATCTAAAATGCTCCATGTAAGCATCATAGACTTTTTCTTTTGTGTCAAGTTCTTCTGCGTCTTTCCCTTCTCTTTCTATGAGAAAAGTAGAAGCATCGTCAATAAAATCCTCATCTTCTATTAACGTATCCCTGTTAAGAAACTCAGGTTTATATGTGTGATACAGTGCATTAGACATTTTATAGTCCTAATTCAGCTAATTTTTCAGCACCACCTTGTGACCTAAGTATTTTTGCTCTAAGTGCTTTTGCCTCAGTGCTATTCTTGTCAGGCATATTACGATATCTGTTTATTTGTGTATCTTGCTCATTTTGATTTGCACTACCTGCTGTTGCAGGGTCACCTACCTCTGCATCTTCTGTAGTGCTTCTTTCAACTAATCCTTGATCTTCTGGTTCTTCACCTACCAGACTAGTATCAAACAATATTTCTCCCTCAACTTCTTTAAACTCGCCCGGTCCAAATCCATCGGGGTTAGCTATATAAACAAATTTTTTATTTTTTCTAATAAACTCATTTATTTTACGGGTTGCAAAACCATAACTAACACCGTCCTTAACAGCCTCTTCAATAAAACCTTCAGCGTAATCACCTACTTTTTCTAGTTCATCTATTATTTGTTGGTCTTCTGTGGCCGTTATCCATGCACCCTGTGCATTGTAATCTCCACCTAAACCATATCTATCAGAAATACGTTGTTGTACGTTGCCTTTTGTAAGGACAGACAAATTAGGAGTGTAGTTATCTTTATCA